ATCGGCTACATCAGCAACACCAAAGAGTTGCTGCCCGACACATGGGAGAAAGCTGTTCTACAATTAAAAGACGGCAAAATTATAAATTCATTTGATAGTTTGAATGAAGCGACACGCGCAACTGGTGCGCACCATTCGGGCATTTCAATGTGCTGTAATGGGAAAATAAAGAAGCACAAGGGCTATCAATGGAGATACAAAGAGGAGTGATTTCACTCCCCTTTCTTTATGCTTTGTTTCTGCATTTCAGCGTTTCTTTTTTCTTCTTGTTCTTCTTTTATCTCTGCGATTTCTTCTTCGATGCGGTCAATATTTCCAGCGAACATTACTCCATGTCGTTGCGACCATACACCACCCGATACAGCTTTTACAGCTACATTGACTTTATCTTCTAAATTGTCAAGGCGATACGGAACAACTTCTGTACTAATATCTATCGTTTCAGATGCTTTGTTAAATTCAGATGGATTTATAGAGCCTAAAGCAGAGACTATGAAGTTCACACGCCTTTGCAAGAACTCACCTATCACCTCGGCATGATTTTGAACTTGCAAATGTGTCGAAAGAAACACGTAATCGAAAGCCACTCCGGACAAGGCATTTCCAGCACCGCTCAACTTTTCAAAACTGATTTGTGGTGTATTCGTCATAGAATATGCTTTCTCAAAGAGGGTTTCTACCTCAAATTTTACGGTATCATTTGCTTGGTTCCACGTCAGATACTGGGCATCCGCACCTTCACCTGTAAGTTTGACCATTCTGTCCTTAACCTTACCCATGAAGCCCTCTACATCTCCAATTAGCTTCAACAGTGGGAAGAAATGGTAGTCTATACAATCAGCATAATTGGATAACAGTTTCTCCAGCCGGACCCGAAAAGTCTTAATTTTCTTGCAATAAGGTTCGGGACGATAAGCGTAGAGAACCGGTAACTTAGGGAAGCCATGAGCGAATGAAGTTCTTTCCTCATACCCTTTAGATAAATCCCACTGATAGACCATCTTATCAGTGATAGTCATAAAGCAAGTTATCTCCGAATCATCCATGAGCTTCTTCTTGTACTCACGTGAGAAAGCAATCATCTTACCTTCATCATTGAAGAACGGATAAAGCTTATCCCCACGGAACGGAGACCATAATACGCTTTTCAGCTTCTTGGTAGGTTTTACCTTGCCTCCGAAGGAAGTCTTTATTTTCTTCCAAAACTTTGCCCAAAATGAATCGTCATCAGTGACATACCAATACTCGGCAACTTCCTGTTCGGATAACCAGGCACGGACAATCTTCTTGTTCTGATATTTGATTTTGTTGGATTTAAATACAGCCTTTACCGCATCCAGCAGTTTCTTTTCATCATTATCAGTCGGAGTGCAATCCATAGACGGTTCTGTGCCGACCGTGAAAGCTGTTTGAATGTTCACTATATCTTGTTCCAATGGAATGGAAATACGGTTCACCGGTTCAGTCTTATACTTTGCTTCGATTTTATAAGTCTTACCAGTTTTTTCATCGAAGTGTTTCTCTGCTTCCTTTTCAAGAACCTGTCTATCCGGATACTTCTTTTTATCAACCATGATTTCATGGCGTTCCGGATTCCAATCATCCCAAAGTTTACAACAGTCGGGAAGTTCAGTTTTTCTACCTTTCTTCAGGTAGTTTATCTTCTGCCCGATGTCAGGCAATGCTAATATTTCTTCTAAATTCAATGGCATAGTTTATATTTTTAATGCGTGAATATTCCTGTTAAATCTTTCGGCTTCTGAATCTTACCAAGAAGCTCACCAAGCACATAGTAACGAGCAGCATCTATTCCGTGATTGTCATGGTCTTCCGGTTCGTTGATATAGTTCCCGTCCTTATCCTTTGCCCAAACATACTTTCTGAACTCGCTTTGCAAGTTGTACGAGCGTTTGGTTATATAAATCTCCATATCTTTCATTTTGTCAATTCCGGCATTGATAGAGCCTGTACCTTTCTCTACGGCATATATCTTGATTCCTCCGTTGTGTATCTCTTGAATCAAACGTGGGTCTGCGCTGTCAGCAATGACTTTCAATCCCCACGGTCGAAGCATTTTGATAATGTCAGAAGAAAGCAATCCAGTACGGTAATCCACTTCATCCAGATATAGAGCATTATCCACAATTCCACAACGAATGGAAGCAGACGGGTCATGCGTATAACCGAAGTCTTGCCCGAAAGCAACTTTCTTTGCCCAAGCCGGGAACTCGTCAACAATTCCCCATTTCTTGAACACCGCACCTTCCGCAACGTCAGCCCATCGACCGATAACCACATGAGCATACTTCTCCGGATTGTTCACCTTCATATCCTCGACCTCTTTCAAGAACTCCGGAGAAAGATTTTCCAAATTATCAAAGTAGGTGGTGTGGATGTGGAGTACGTTCGGATGAGTGGAAATCTGAACTTGTACACCGTCAATCTCTACCAGCTTGTGAGTTTTCTCAATGTATTTCTTGTAGATGAAGTGATTGGAATCGCAAGGATTCATAATGATGATAATCCGGTTCTGAATCCCTTTCTTACGGATGGAGAGCATTATCTTGTCGAACTCATCTTCGCTTGTCCACTCTTCCGCTTCATCGCAGACGAAAGTCGTAATGCCTTGAATGGATTTCAGTTTTGCAGTCTGGTTCCCGGAAGAAGTCTTGATACCCCGGAACATGATACGGCTCTTAGTCATCTTATTGACTATATCCGTCTTTGTGGTCTTGAAATATTTCGTGGTACTGTCCAAATCTATCTTCTCCATCATTTCGGGGATGATAGACATACCGGCAGAAACCATTGTGTAACGGGTGTAAAGAATCTGATGAACAATCTTCTCTACGGGAGTCATTTCAAAAGTCAACCGCTCAATAAAGGTAGAAGCATTGAAAGACTTTCCGCTACCACGCCCACCGGTGATAAGAATTATAAATTTTTCCTTATCCTCATATAATGGATGGTAAATTTCTTGAGGTACTATCATTTCAGCTTGTCTTTAATCCAAGAATCAATGTTGATGCCGTGCTCTATGTCTGTTGGAATATCAGCATCTTCATCCTGCTTGCGTTCAACCTTTCTCCAATCCTCATCGTGGTGATACAGCCAAACGGACATTGCTTGCAAGTTTGGAGCCAACTCGCTTTCGCTGACTTGTAATTCATCCTCACCTGTCAAATTTCCCTCTGAATCACGGAGCTTTCTTACCACGGTGCTTTTGGTTTTTATGCCACCGAGAGCCATTGCAAGGAATTTAGCCCTTACAGTGGCATTGATTGTCGCGCGCCCACGCGCTAAGACTTCGGATATTTCGGTGTACTCACTTTTCTTTTCGCAGAAAGTTTGTGGTAAAATCCCTATGGCATAAGCAATTTCCTTGTCAGTGAACCCCTTTTTGGCATACGACTCTACGAGAGAAAGAAAGTCCTCGCTTGTGTAGTCAAACTTGGGCTTTCTTCCTCCTTTGCCTTTTCTGTTTTGAGATTCACTATTGCTCATATTACTTATTCACTCCAAGGATTTTCGTCTTCTTCCTCAACGTAAATCCGTTTTAGTCTATCAGATATTTCTTTCAATTCATGTTTCATCTGCTTTACATGAAATTCGGCAAGCATGGGAATTTCCATTGCACCTAATAGGTTATCTATCGTGTCGATAACTTCCGCAAATTCATCTGGTGCAATCATATATCAATCTATTCTTTCTACTTGTTCATCAAATACCTCTCCCTTTATAAACTTCATATCTGGTTCATACCCGAACCTTTCGCAGAAAGCGGCTTTAGCTTCATAGGTATCGAAGGATAACATCACATAGGCATCCATGTTCTCAGCTTGCTTCTGTGCGTTTTCTTTCACCTGCAGCTTGACCTCTTTCATGTGGGCAACCTTTTCGGCACGTTCCAACTGTTTGGCGGCCTTATCGGCTTCTTTCTGTTCGGAAACCGGGGTCATCATATCAGACAAAGCATCCGCAATAGAGTTTTCCTCTTCGGTCTGCAAAAGATAGTCGACACCAATCATATTCAAGTCTGCATCGGTCAGACCTGCATCTTTCCAGTCAATATCAGGAACAATACGGGCAAGAGCGTCAAAATCCCATGTCCCTTGTGCATTAGGGTTGTTCATTAGAATGTTTAACTCCTTTTCCTGCTGCTCGTCCACGTCTATGACATCGACACGAATGCGGTAGTCGTTATCGGGAAACTTTTGCAATTCGTCCATGACAGACAAACGCTGGTGCCCGCTGACTACGGTAAGACCTGTACGCTTGTTCACGACAATTCCACCGACTAAACCAAACTTCTTGATGCCACGTTTCAGTGTCTTACGTGATTCATCGGAAAGTTTCCGGGGGTTATAATCTGCAAAGTGAATGGCAGAACGATTAAGTTCCATCGATTCACTCTTTATGTATTTTGACAATTCCATATCATCCATTAGTTAAACCCATATAAATTCTTCGAGATACTTTTCTTACGCCATCTTGTTGTTTCCCCTCGTTATACCC